AATATATGACAGGTGGCGGCTTTGGGGATATTACAAAAATGACAAAACCACAAATTATTAAAATTTTAATGAGTGGAAAAACTTCTTTTAGGAGTAGAGGTGGTTACATAGCACCTAAAAAGAAATACGGTATAGTAGATAATCTTAAAAAGAAAAAATGAAGACTGATAAAGATTGGAAACTTCCGATGCCAGAAGAAACTGATGAGGGTTTTAACTGGCAACCTGTAGTGAGAATAGGGAGAACTGTACCCTTTGGTTATGAGAAAGACCCCACTGACTTAGACATATTGCAACCAGTTGTAGAAGAACTTGAGCTTTTAGAGAGAGCTAAAAAGTATCTAAAACAATATAGTTATAGAGATGTAGCCAACTGGTTAAGTGAACAGTCAGGCAGATACATATCCCACGTAGGGTTAATGAAGAGAGTAAAACTTGAACAAAAGCGTAAGAGACAAGCTTCAAATCAACGCTACCTTGCCGAAAGGTACAAAGAAGCGTTACAAAAAGCCGAAAGGCTTGAAGAAAGAATTGGTGGAAGAGCAGAAGGTTTATCCACAGCCTAAGCCAGAACCGATAGAAATAGAAGAAGCTCAGAGAGTTATCTTCCAACCTAATAAAGGACCACAAACAGAGTTTCTTTCTTCTAATGAACGAGAAGTATTATATGGTGGTTCAGCAGGTGGAGGTAAGTCCTATGCTATGTTGGCAGACCCTGTACGCTATTTAAATAATCCGCAGTTTCGTGGGTTGCTTATAAGACGAACAACGGAGGAACTTAGAGAACTTATCTCTGTCTCTAAACAACTCTATCCAGAGGCGATACCTAATATAAGGTTTATGGAGAGAGACAAGACTTGGGTAGCTCCATCAGGTGCAACACTCTGGTTATCCTACCTTGACCGTGATGATGACGTTACACGATACCAAGGACAGGCATTTAGTTGGATAGGCTTTGACGAGTTGACACAGTGGGCAAGTCCATATCCTTTTGACTACATGCGTTCTCGACTACGTACTGCAAAAGGAAGTGGCTTAGAGTTGTACCAGAGAGCTACGACTAACCCCGGAGGTGCAGGACATCAGTGGGTTAAAAAAATGTTTATAGACCCTGCTCCACATGGAAAAGCATTCTGGGCTACAGATATAGAAACAGGGCAAATACTAACAATGCCTAAAGGACATAGCCGAGAGGGAGAGCCTTTATTTAAAAGACGATTTATCCCTGCAACACTATTTGATAATCCATACTTAGCTGAAGATGGTATGTATGAAGCAAACCTACTCTCTCTGCCTGAGTATCAACGAAAACAATTACTAGAAGGAAATTGGGATGTCAATGAAGGAGCAGCTTTCCCAGAGTGGAACAGACAAGTGCATGTTGTCGAACCCTATAGTATCCCTAACAGTTGGGCTAAGTTTCGCGCATGTGATTATGGGTATGGTAGTCATACAGGTGTTGTCTGGATTGCAGTCGCTCCATCGGAACAACTTGTAGTCTATAGAGAATTATATGTGTCAAAAGTATTAGCTACAGATTTAGCTGATATGGTATTAGAAGCGGAGGCAGATGATGGAACTATTCGGTATGGTGTGTTGGACTCTAGCCTTTGGCATAAACGTGGTGATACTGGTCCATCTTTGGCAGAACAAATGATAGTTAGAGGATGTAGGTGGAGACCCTCAGATAGGAGCAGAGGCTCAAGGGTAGCAGGAAAAAACGAAATACATAGAAGACTGCAAATAGATGAGTTTACAGAAGAGCCTAGAATTGTTTTCTTTAATACTTGTACAAATATAATATCACAGTTACCTGCATTACCATTAGATAAAAATAATTCTGAAGATGTAGACACTAACTCTGAAGACCATCTTTATGATGCACTTAGATATGGAGTTATGACTAGACCTCGAAGTAATTTATTTGATTATAACCCAGAAACACAAAGAACTGGATTTCAAACTGCTGATGCAACATTTGGATATTAAGGATAAAATATGGAAGAAGATAACGTAAGTATAGACTCAGAAAAAACAGTAGCAATAGAAGATATTACTGTTGACTCTTTAAGTGATAATTCTGTAGGAGATATAGTAGGGTTTATAAAAGGTAAGTATAAAAAAGCAGAAACATCTAGAAGAGGTGATGAAGAAAGGTGGATACAAGCTTATAGAAACTATAGAGGTTTGTATAGTCCTGATGTACAATTTACTTCTACAGAAAAATCTAAGATATTTGTTAAAGTAACAAAAACAAAAGTTTTAGCAGCTTATGGACAACTTGTAGAAGTTTTATTTGGTGGTAATAAATTTCCACTAAGCATAAATCCTACTGTTTTGCCTGATGGAGTAGAAGATACAGTTAGTTTAGAAACTAATGACCAAATAAAAAAAGCTGAAGAAGAAACAGGAGTAAACACTTCAGGACTTCCAGATTTAATGCCCGGTGAAACTTTTCCTGAATTTACAGAAAGACTAGGACCTTTAGTAGATAATTTGAGTCCAGTTCAAGATGATTTAGAATTTAAGTCTACAGGAAGCCCTACATCTGTAAATTTTCATCCTGCTATGGTTGCAGCTAAAAAGATGGAAAAGAAAATACATGACCAATTAGAAGAGTCAAATGCTAAGAAACAACTACGTTCTGCAGCATTTGAAGCAGCGTTATTTGGTACAGGTATTATGAAAGGACCTTTTGCTGTTGACAAAGAATATCCTAATTGGGATGAAGAGGGTAACTACAGTCCAATGTTTAAAACTGTTCCTCAGACATCTAGTGTTTCTATTTGGAATTTTTATCCAGACCCTGATGCTAATAATATGGATGAAGCAGAGTATGTTATAGAAAGACACAAAATGTCTCGCTCACAACTACGTGCATTAAAAAGAAGACCTTTTTTTAGAAGTAATGCTATTGACAAATCTTTAAATG